CAAACTATGTGATTGCAGATGTTAGATTTACACATGAAGACAAACTAATTAAAGAGCTTGGCGGCCGCATGTGGAGGGTTGCACGGGGGCCAGATCCCGACTGGTTCACAGGATACAGGAGAAATGGCACTGAACCAACAAATGTACATCCTTCTGAATGGAAATGGGCAAACATCGATTTTGATAACACAATTAAAAATGATGGTACTATTGCAGACCTACACAAACAAATTAACGATCTGCTGTAAGACCACCTTGACGCCATCCACGTTTCTTAACATGTAGCAACCTGTTACAATTTGCACAAACCGTCTTTAAATTGCTAGGCACATTGTTGTTCATGTTGGCATCAACATAGTACACATCTAATTGATATGGATGCTGTGCAGTGAATCCACACATTTCACATGACTTACCTTTGACATATCCAGCTCGTTGCCATGCTGGTGTAGTGATAGTTGACGAATGTGTTTTTCTAATGCAGGAGTCACACTTCTTTCTATAATATATTTTGTCGCCACGGCGATAATTGTAGGCGGCAGGCTTACTATTGCACTCTTGACACAATGGTCTTGTATGATTTGTTCCATTAAACACGCATATATTTATACGTGCCTTTCCGACCCCTTTAAAAAATATGGATAATTTATCAGTAGACTGGTAAATATTAACAACTTACAAAGGAGTAAACAAAATGGCTTTAATATCACCAGGAGTAGAGGTTACCGTAGTAGACGAATCATTCTACGTGCCAGGTATCCCAGGAGCAGTACCACTAGTTGTAGTGGCTACTTCCCAAAACAAAACATCCGGCACAGGCACAGGTACAGCGTCAGGAACGTTGAGCACCAATGCTAACGAAATATTTTTAATATCATCACAAAGAGAATTAACACAAACATTTGGTAATCCGACGTTCTATTCGGATGCATCAGGAACACCTATACAAGGTTATGAACTTAATGAATATGGCTTGCAGGCGGCTTACTCCTTCCTCGGTATTGCCAATCGTGCGTTTGTAATCAGAGCAAACATAGATACAGCAGAATTATCCGGAACAGCTGGTGCACCTGGTGGCACACCTAATGATGGATTTTATTGGTTAGATCTTTCAAGTTCTGCTTTTGGCATCAAAGAGTGGAACAAAACATCACAAACTTTCACAATCAAAACACCAAAATATGTTACAAGCACTGACTTTGTTACAGGCACTGCGCCAACAACTGATTTTGGATCAATTGGTGATTACGCGATTGTGGCAACTACCCCTTACAACAGATTGTACTACAAAACAAGATCAAACACATGGGTACAAGTTGGTTCGGCTGGAAGTGCAGTTAAAGATGCTTCTTGGGCCTCAGCTCATCCGGCAGTAACTGGCACCGTGTCCAATCCAACGCTGACGGCTAGTGAAACTGTCACTGTCAATGGCAACTCAATTACACTATCAGGCACAACTGTGGCAGAATTCGCTACAGATATTAAAAATGCTGGTATTGAAGGTGTAAGTGCAGAAGCAGTAGATGGCAAACTTGAGCTTTACGCTATTCCAGTTGCATCAGGAAACGATTCATCAACGTTGGCATTAGCGGCTATTGAACTTGCAGACACTTCAGGCACTCCGTTTGCAGATTGTGGCATCAGTGTAGGCACAGCAAACAGATATGCGGCACCAAATGTATTCATTGGTCAGCACACAGAAGACCATGGATTTAGAACAAGTGACGATGCTCCAAAACCAACAGGTTCGGTGTTTATCCAAACTACTACACCAAACGGTGGTGCAGACGTTGTTGTGAAAAAATATTCAGAAACAAATGGTATATTTGAAACACAAGATTGTCCTATGTTCAAAACACAGGAGCAAGCATTACAACAATTAGATAAAGCAGGTGGTGGTATTAATTTAGCAACAACTGATTTATTTGTGCAGGTGAATACAGCAGAACATGAATGGAACGATTCTACTAGAGACTCTGGTGAATTAATTGATTACAACGTGTTCAAAAGAAATGTTGGCGTAGGTGGATTTACTGAAATTATTTCAAACAAAATTACTACAAAAACAGCGGCTGGTTTCTCCGATGGTGACACAATAAGAATGGCAGAGACTGTTCTTAACACTGGAGCAACTTCAAACACTGCGTCAAACTTATTGAACCAAAAAACTGTTTCAATAGGTGGCGAAGATGCAGATGATTTTGTAACAGCGATTGCGGCGGCAGGATTTGAAAACGTCGAAGCAGAATATGATTCGACTTCAAAAAGAATTAAACTAAGACACACACGTGGTGGAAACATTTACTTCTCAGATGTAAGTGGTACAGCAATGGCTGACATTGGTTTTGGCACTGCAAAAGCAAACACATACGGTGGTAACTCAGATCTTACTACTGAGAAAATTGAGAACTTGTATGTTGCACCTGCAGGTGACAAAGATGACTATTCATCCACTTTCTTAGACGATGGTTCAAGCACAGCAGATGAGGCATCAAGAACATTTGCCTTTGTTGCATCAAACTGGAAGACTGTTGAAAATGCTCCTGATGCCGGTGTAACTTCATTCACTGCATTCCAAAGCACAACAGAACCAACTAAAGATCCTAAAGATGGACAACTTTGGTATGCAACTCAGGTTGATGAAGTTGATATCCTAATACATGACGGCAGTGCATGGACTGGTTATCAAAATGTAACTTCAGATGCAAGAGGATTCAACCTAAGCCTAGCAAATCCAGATGGTCCAATTCTTTCAGCTACTGAGCCAACATTACAAGATGATGGCACAGCACTTGTTGATGGTGATCTTTGGGTAGACACTAGTGACTTAGAAAATTATCCAAAAATTTACAGATACGATTCTTCACAAAACGATGGACAAGAGTTTGTGTTAATTGATAACACTGACCAAACTTCGCAGGATGGTATTTTATTTGCTGACTTTAGATATCACTCGAGTGGTACACTTGATGTTATACAAAAAGAAACATTGATCACAGACTTGTTGACTTCAACTTATGTTGATATTGACAAGCCAGATCCAGCACTATATCCAAAAGGAATGTTAGGATTCAACCTAAGACGTTCAGGTTACAATGTTAAGGAGTTCAAGAAAAAATACTTTACTAGAACGAACTTCCCAAGCACAACAACTTATCCTACACTACCAACTGAAACTGATGCTTGGGTAACCAAGTCAGGTTTAAAAAATGACGGAACTCCGTTCATGGGTAGAAAGGCACAAAGAGCTGTAATAGTTGAAGCAATGAAATCAACTGTAACTTCAACTGCGGAACTTAGAGAAGAGCAACGTGAATTTAACGTGTTAGCGGCTCCAGGTTATCCAGAGTTAATCACTAACTTGGAAGAACTTAACGGCGATAGAAAAGAAACTGCTTTTGTATTAGGAGACACTCCATTTAGATTAGAGCCTACATCAACTGCAATCACAAACTATGCTAACAACACAGCAGGCGCGGCAGATAATGGCGAAGATGGCTTAGTAACAACAAATTCATTTACTGGGGTTTACTATCCATCAGGACTTTCAACTAGTTTAGCTGGTGAGTCTATTGCTGTTCCACCATCACACATGATGATGAGAACTATTGCGTTTAACGATCAAGTGGCGTTTCCATGGTTTGCACCAGCAGGTATAAGACGTGGAGCAATTGACAATGCATCAAACGTAGGATTCATTAACAGCGAAGGCGAATTTGAAACTCAAGCTATTGCAGAAGGCATTAGAGATTCGTTGTATTCAGTTAACATCAACCCAATTTCATTTGTAACAGGTTCAGGCTTAGTATGTTTTGGACAAAAAACAAGACAACTTACAGCTTCTGCACTTGATAGAGTGAATGTTGCAAGACTAGTAGCATTTGTTAGATTAAATCTTGATAAGATTGCTAGACCGTTCATATTTGAACCAAATGATTCATTAACAAGAAATGAAATCAAACAAGCAGTTGAATCATTCATGCTAGAACTTACAGCACAAAGAGCCTTAACAGACTTTGCTGTTGTATGTGATGAGACTAACAACACAGCGGCTAGGATTGATAGAAACGAACTGTATGTTGATATAGCAATTGAACCTACTAAGGCAGTTGAATTTATCTTTATACCAGTGAGACTTAAAAATACAGGAGAGATAGCACAACAAGGCATTTAAGGGCTTAGCCTTTAAAGGTTTTGAAACAACAAAAAAATTATGGATAGTAAATATTCATAGTAGGAGAATAAAATGGCAGTATCAACTTTATCAAAATTTACAGTCCCACTAGCGAGTGATCAGTCATCAGGCTCTCAAGGTTTGTTGATGCCAAAATTACAGTATCGCTTTAGAGTGATTCTGGAAAACTTTGGTGTATCTACTCCTAGATCAGAAATAACAAAACAAGTAGTAGACGTTAGTCGTCCAAACATTACTTTCGATCAAATTACACTTGAAGCATACAACTCAAGAGTATACATGGCTGGTAAACACACATGGGAACCAATCACACTGAACGTTAGAGATGATGTTAACAACGAAGTAACTAAACTTACTGGTGAACAACTACAGAAACAATTTGATTTCTTTGAACAATCAAGTGCGGCTTCAGGCAGTGATTACAAATTTACATCAAGAATTGAAATACTTGATGGAGGTAACGGTGCTAATACACCAACTACACTTGAAACATATGAACTATATGGTTGTTACTTAGACAACGTTCAATATGGAACATTAGCTTACGCAACATCAGATCCTGTACAAATTACAATGTCTATTAGATATGACAATGCAATACAAACTCCAAGAGGTACAGGCATCGGTACAGCAGTAGCTAGAACAATTAATACAGCAGTTACAGGCGGCGGTATTTAAGTTTAATTCCTCCCAATTTTAAAAGAAGCGTCTTAATAGGCGCTTTTTTTATGACAATAAATATTACAAATGGCTAACTGGCGTTCTAATTTTCTTAAACAACTTGTTGGTGGCGATATTCTCAAAGATTATCAACATGCCGCTCGTTTGTACACTGATGATCTACACAGGCTACAACCAAAAAATCAGTTTTTATATCACGTGAACTTTGATGTTAATGGATTTGCATCAGGCAGTGCTTTAGGTGGCAGTGAGAAAATTGAATTAGGCATGATCGTAAAAAGCACTGATTTACCAGCATACCAATTCAACGTTGAACTTAAAAATCAATACAACTATAAAAATTATTCACAAACAGGTATCACATATCAACCAGTAAGAATAGAACTACACGATGATATGGGAGACGTTGCAACATCATTGTTTAAATCATATTATCAACACTATATTGTTGATCCAAACATAGGAGAAGGAGGATACAGCAGACAAGGTTACGGTTTTAGTAAAGCTGGCAGATGGGGCAGAGATGTTGCCAAACACAATAAATTTTTTAATAGCATATCAATTTTCCAAATGGGCAGAAAAAGATTCACAGAATATCAAATGATGAATCCTGTAGTTAATGATTGGAGTAACGGATCAATGGCACAAGACGCAGGCACTGGTCTAAACTCGCACACATTTTCAGTAAGTTATTCTGGGGTTAAAATTAAAAATGGAGCTGTTGGTGCCGACCCAGAAGGCTTTGCAACATTCCACTATGACAAAACACCATCACCAAATAGAAGCGGTGGCGATTCTGTATT